GCCGATCCGTATTTACGTTTTGCCGCCCGAAGTACCAGTCGCGCCGCCTCCCTGAATTTCTCATCGGGTGCAATGAATCCGCCCGATTTCATCCGCACCAGCATTACCCCCGTATTTTTCGCCAGTTCTTCGGCCTTCTTGGTGGAAATACCGAACTGCGCCGCCAGCGTAGTTACCGGGGTCATACCGGGGGGGATCTCTCCTCCCTGGCTATCAGTAAGTGATTTGATCTGCGCCTCAAGGTGCAAGACCTTCTCCACCAGCACATCAACGCGACTAGTCAGTTCGTTAAATTTGACGTTGCTGATCATGCCTTGCCTCCTTTGTTACGCTGGGTACGTACATAATCCGCAGAATCACTACTCTGATTAAGCGCTTGGGCCATTCTTGGGAGGTGACGCAATACATGGCTTACAAGAACCAGGTCACGCCGGGCATCTTCATCTGCATAATCTTCTGCATTAGTTGCGTCTAGCGCCAGATTGCCAATCAGGGTGAGCGCACTACTGATGGCAAATGCGCCAGCAGCATATAAGTCGCTGGATTCAGCCAAATCCTGATCAGTGAAGTTTTTAAAATCAGGAGTGCTCTTAACAAGCTGATGATAGATATCACGCATGGCTCACCACCGTAGGGAGTTGAATTTCACTCCCCATCATTGACCAGATAGTTGCGCGTTCTGAATCGCTCCAGGTGGACCATGTGAATGAGAAAGGACTTTCTGTTCTAATTTTTGCGGCAAAAGTTAGATGCCATTCAGGAAAGGTAGCTCGAGCGGCCTCCTCCGAATCAGCATCACATCTTAAAACTACAGGAGAGCATTCGGGCCGTAGCTCAGGGGTCGCTAAGAACAACCATGTAAATTTGGGGTGAGTTTGGGTATGCTGTGTTCCAGCCATAGTCGTTACTCCAGTTAACGGTTTGGTTAGAGGCCCGGTTGGTGTTAGCGCACCGCCGGGCTTCGATAATTTCATGGTTGCACAATGTTAATTCGGTACGTACCATGTGATTTCTAGCCTAACCCAGTGGTACGTACCGATGCAAGACAAAAATACAAAAGCAGCTTTTGAACGTTCCGGCAGCACCAAGAAAAATATTCGTTTCGAGGACGATTTGCTTGAACAGATCAATGCAGCTGCTGGAACAGGAAACTTTAGTTCTTGGGTTAAAGAGGCATGCAGGGAAAAGTTACAACGATTAAAGAGCACAAGGAAATGATAATTTAAAGTAAACCGCTATCATACGATAGCGGTTTCTATTAGTGAATTGGCGGGATGAATATCTGTATCTCTTTCTCCCACAGGCCGTGTCCCTTAACATCCAAAGAAACGAAGATAGGAATTCTATTTTTTTCACTTATCTCGCCAAGTATTTTTACATCATAGACTTTTTGTATGCATTTTAAAGGAGTCTTCATTCCTTCATCATCAATAATAATTGATGCAGCCTTAATAATTTCCAGTTTGAAAATTTTATTTAGCCACAACGTGTTTTTATATAGGTGATAATACTCACCTAATCTAACGCCAAGCTTGGGATGTCTTTGAATTTCGCCCTTACTTGTTGACAAATAGACGTATAACAATTGTGGTAGTCTTTCCAGACCACCAATCATTTTAAGATTGCCATTAAAAATCCCTAAATCACCAGTTTCATCAAGGGCAATATCGAGACCAATTTTATCAACTGATATACGCTCTGTTCTCAATGAAATAGCACATTTCAAGAACAAGTGCCCATCTTCAAAAAAAACAACAGGCGGTTGAACTAAATTTCGACCATCACTAAAAGACTCACAAATTATTATTTTTTCATCTAAAGGTAAGTCAGAGAAGTCGCTTATAAAATCCAATAATTCAAATTTATCTCCCCTTATATATTCTTTTACCTCAATAGTCCAACAGTCAACATTAAACTCTTTAAAATCCCCTATAACTATCAAATTATTCCCAATCATAAAAAGGTCATTTGACATATCATTGATAGGCAATTTATATAATTGACTTTGAACCTTTTCCTCATGTTTTCTCTTCATATCCCTTAGGAGTTCAGGGGTGAATTTTTTCTCATCTCTGTCAATTAACGTAGCATGTGATTGACACAACCAGATCCCATTTTTAATATCGGATCGTTCTTCGCTTGACATATTTAAATCGTATCGTTTTCCACCAGGTGCCGCTGCGCAAATATGTGCAGCAACACCAATGCTAGTTACCGCCGATGATGACTCGTCACTTGGTCCACAAGTAATAGCTTCACAGTCAGGGTAGGAGCAGCGAAAGTTAGCTCTTGCTGCCAATGCACTTTTGGTTTTTGTAGAAAAGTCGTCGCGTCCTTCTTTGTTACTCATTATTCACCTTTATGGTTTTGTGATTTATAAAGGCCACTCCCCCTTAATCCATGCCTGAATCTCAGAGAGTCTATAAGCCACCGCCGTAGATCCGATTTTGATTCGCTTGGGGAACTTACCCTCCTTTTCAAGCTTCCAGCGAGTGCTGTTCGCCAATGTGGTTAGCTCCCGACACTCTTTCTCACGGATCATGCGATCGATGCTAGGAATGTACTCCAGACCATTTTTATCAACAACTGCCATTTTTTTCATGTTAACCAGCCTTTTGTTTGAGGATTGTCACTTTTGTTTCTGCACCTGAGATGCTGTTCAGGTATGTTGTCCAGAGATCCAGAGCATCAAGTTTTTTAGCCATGAACTTACTTCGATTGTAAACACCTGCCACACCTGGTAGCGCATGGCCTAACAACTGTTCTACAACATGAAATTCCACACCGAGATCGCTCAGATGGGTTGAAAGCGTTCTCCTGAGGTCATGAAGTGACCATTGTTTTTCATGGCCCAGACGTTTACCGATTTTACCGCCAATTTTGCTCACACTTTCCCTGATGCGCAGGCTACCTAATACATAGCCACTACGGTTAGTTTCTTCGTGAACGTCCGTTATCCATTGCCGCAGTACTTCAGGAACTGGCCTGACAATTTCCACACCAGTTTTGGAATGCTCTTTTGGTACAGTCCAAACCCAGCTATCGCGATCCCACTCTTTCCATTCTGATAACCGGGCTTCACTCATACGGCATCCGAAAACCGTACACAGTACAAACATTTTCCTGGTGTATTCGGACATCAACTTGATATCAGGCTCAACAAAGATGAATTTCCAGAGCTGCCCTATCTCCGACTCACTTAGGACCCGATCCCTCTTACCTGCAATTTTTCCGACATCACTCATTCGCAAGTCCTTTAGTGCATCACATGTCGCGTACTGGCGAACCCGGCAAAAACGAAGAGCTAATTTTGTGTCTGAAAAAACATACGCAGCCATGACTGGTGCATTACGTTTAATCCGGTCAAAACAATCCAGCCATTCATAGAGGTGAGTGTCGTTTACAGGTAAGTGGCCAATATAGGGAAAGATATGCTTACGAAAGCGTCCCAGCGTCACTGCATGGGTTTTACGACGAACCTTGCAAAAATTTTCGTACCAGTAATTAAGTGCATCCTCCACAGTGACCGGCTTTAATCGTTCTTCAGACTGAATCTTTATCTGGATACGAGGATCGCGTTTGTTTGCCAGCCATGCCCGACACTCGTCCCGCTTTTCCCTAGCTTGTTTTAACGACATATCAGGATATTTACCAAGCGTTAACCAGACAGGAGCCGTCAGACCACCAGCTAACCTGTAGAAGAAAACAAAACTCACGGCCCCCTTCTTACTCACACGAACGGAAAGCCCCTTCCCATCCGCAACAGTGATCTGCTTTTCTCTGTGTTTACCCAGATAACCTTTAAGCGTTTTGTCGCTCAGTTTGTTCTCGCTCGCCATTTTAGCCCCCAAAAAGCAATACAAGTTGCAATACAGAGGTGATTGCAACGCACAGATAACGAGGAAAATCCAGTGAAAGCGCCAGAAAAACTTATTCTTTATAATCAAAAGATTAAGTGTAAAAACCAGCAACTGCACGATAGCCTCAGAAAGCTATGCTAAGTGCTTCGGTTTCACATAACCCGGCGTGAATTCGGAAGTGTTACCGCCGCGTGAGCGGATCACATTGCCGGAGACAATCGGCGACACATACAGCGCCATATTCACCAGGCCGGGGATCTGAGAAAGGTAAACTTTTTCGGTGGAAAACGGATAGCTTTCACGAAAGAAGATACGCAGAAACAGCGGATCGAATTTGAATTTTTTCTCGGTAACCGCCAGCAACTGGGCAGTGGTATACATAGACATAGTTTTTTCCCGTAGAAAAAAGGCCGCTCATGCGGCCTTTATGGATGGAGATAACTGGCTGGTTAAGGGGTCACACAATACTGATGGAGGTACCGGCGAAGGCGTTGCGTCTGACGTTATCGGTTGCCGCAGCAGCAGGCCACAACACATCTTCAATCCGGAAAGAGCCCGTTTTAAAGAACGTCAGTTGATCACTGTTCTGATCGGCGTCAATCGCGAGAATGCCTGTCGCTGTGCCAGCGGCAGCACCGTCCCAGACAACCAGCTTTCCGGCAGCGGGATCAAGCATCAGCGGCGTCATCGCCGGAACACTGTCCGTTAAGGCACCGGGTGCGGATGCGGTATGTGCCGGGTCACTGTTACCCAGCGGCTGATAATGCTTAAATTCTTCGTTTGGCATTGGAACCTCTTATACAGGTGTGTTCATCAGGTCATCGGTATCAGATGCCTGGCTGGCGGCACTGACAGCACCAGGCGCGGTGTCCATCAGGCGATCAAGTGCGGTATCCGTTCTGACCTGCGCGCTCGCTGGCGCTGCGGCGAGGATCAGTTGCGCATTTTCAACCGTCATACCCGGTGTTGCCGCGAGCACCCGCGCCTGCGATTCGCGGCCCTTCGCCTCTTCACAGTTCAGGATCCCCATGATTCGGCTGTTTTCGGCATTTACCGCCGCTGAAACCTGCGCGCTGATATCGGCTGATGCAGTATTTACCGTCGCGACAGGCGTCGCAGCGTCGACAGTGACTCCGGCTGACGCGTCCGCTACAGGCTGAGTTGTTTCAGCGGATGCAGTGTTAGTTTTCATATTTCCTCCGAGGGTTATTTTCTTTCGTTTATCAAGTGCATCGCGCATCGCACTGAGCGCGTCGGTGTTATTGACGAGTTCGTTTGCGATTCCGTTCTCTATGGATTCCTGTCCGGTGAAAACCGCCGCTTCGGTATCCAGTACCGCCTGAACGGTCAGGCCGGTGTACCCGGCCACCTTCTCGGCAAACATCTGTCGGGTGGCATCAATACGTGCCTGAAAATCAGCACGCACATCCTTCGGCAACTTTTCGTAAGGGTTTCCGTCGACCTTGTGATCGCCGCTGTAGATGAGCGTGACTTCGACGCCGCTGGTCTTGAGTGCAGCACCGTAGTTGCTGTGCGCCATCATGACGCCGATCGAACCGGTTCTGGCGGTCTGGGTAACAAGACGACGAGATGCCGCGCTGGCGATAAGCTGCCCGGCGCTACAGTTCATGTCGTTCGCCAGCGCCCAGACCGGTTTGATATCCCGCAGACGGGCAATAATGTCAGCGCAGTCAAAAGCACCGGATACCATGCCACCAGGTGTATCCATATCCAGAAGAATGCCGTCCACTCCGGGATCACTGACAGCCTGTTGCAAGCGGGCAATAATGCCGTTGTAACCCGTCATACCTGAATACGGTTGCAGCGAACGGGTTTTACTCACCAGCGTGCCGGAAACCGGCAAAACCGCGATACCGTCGATCACCTGGTAACTGCGTGACGGGCGCGGCCCCATCTCTTCATCGTCACCAAACAGCGCAAGAGGTTCAACAATCTGTTCACCGCTGAGAGTGACGCCGGAAACGGTATCTGTCAGACGGGTGATGCCCAACTGGCCCGCCAGCGCGCAAAAGAAAACCCGCGCATAGGCGGGTTCAAGTAGCAGCGGCTCATTAAAAGCTAGGCTGGCAATATGCGGGAGATTACGCAGCTCGGGCGTCATCTTTCTCCTCCTTAGTGGAATTTTCTAACCCGGACTGGAAGGCAACAGCAGCCCATGAAGGCGGTTTAAGCCCGGCGGCGCGGCGCTCCATCGTTTCGCGAACCTGCTGCGCGAAAATTTCCTGATAATCTTCACCGCGTTTGGCGCACTCTTTTTCATAAGTACTGAGGCCCGCTTCGATCAGCATGACCGCTTCCTGAACCTCTTTCAGTCCGTCAATAGCCATACGCCCGGAACCAATCCAGTCGCAGTTTCCCCAGGCGCTTCGCGCTTCCTGAAAGCTGAACCTCGCCCGGGAAGGCAATGTCACAACCCGACGGATAATTGCCTCCTCCAGCCAGCAGAGAAACATCATGCACGCCTGACGGGACGCCACGAATTTCCGGCGCCCCATAAAAAACGCCCATGATTCATTGGCGCTGGCGCGGGCGGTGGAGTAACTCATCTGGGAGTAATTCCGGGACAGTTGTTCAAACGAAACGCCAAGCCCGGCAGAGATATACCTCAACAGCGACTGTTCGAAGACCGAATAGCCATTATCCGCGTTCGGTGGCGACTGGAGATTCAGGGAATCACCCGGCATAAGGTGCGGTACTTTAGCCCCACCCAGGCGAACCGGCGCCGCAGAGTAGTACGACGCCATTTCCGCCAGCCAGCCCGTGAATTTGTTCTGCTGCTCTTTATTATCAGCGCCGAGAATAAAATCCATCGCGGTCTGGGTATCGAGTTCGCTCTCGATAGTGGCGGCATACATTGCCTTCACGATAGCGCTCTGCAACTGTGTGTTCTGCAACGTATCGAGCATCTTCATTTGCTCCATGACGCTGTAAAACTGGTTGGCGCCGCGGGTCTGACCGTCCTCAAGCGGTTCAAAAATGTGAATAAATGAAGTGCGCCCACCAGCCAGTTCACGCGGGATATACGTCCATTTCTGCGGCATCCAGCCAGGATAACCATCATCGCTGACGTAATACCCCACCGCTGCCCCGGTGTTGTTCACCGCCACACCGGCGCGACAGTTTCGCGTGTCGCCCGTGTTATTCGGGTTACTGATACGCTTCGGACTGACCATTTTGAACTGTGTACGGAAAAGGCGTCCGGGGCTGCTGTCCCACGCGGGCTGCACACACAATTCACCATTAAAGGAGTGCATTGCCACGCCTTCACGGATAATCATCGTGAAAGTGCGTTTGCGCTCCGCATCGATAAAGCAGTTGTCGTCTTCGGCAAACTCTTTCCACGCGGCTTCCACCTCGCGGGAGAAAGCCCGGGCATCCTCTTCAGAAATGCCAAGAAAACGCCAGCTCGGACGGTGGCTCAGGCGAAAGAATGAGCCGACGATATGATCCTGGTGCAGTTGTATCGCATTTGCGGCATAGCCGTTATTCCTGACCAGATCTTCTGCGCGGGCGTTACCGCGCGCAAAATTGGGAAGTAACGCCGCATCAGGGCTTTCGCTCTGTGGTTGCCACCCCCTGAGTTGCCCACCAAATCCATGACCACCGCCGTGATAACCGGCGTATTCCCGTAACGACGTCCTGCCGTCCGGCCCCAAAAGTGCAGGTGTTTTCATACGTAAAATCCTGCCGGCCCCCGGCGACGTTGAGTGATACCGACCTGAACCTCCAGATCAGCTATGTATTTTTTAAGGTCGCTCACCGAAGTCACCGTAAACTCCACCCGGCGACCGTCCTTTTGTACCGTCGCCACCCGCTTTCCCGTCATCAGGTCATGCAGTGCGGCGCGGGCGCTGTCGAGATCGGATTGTGACGCCATTACTCATCTCCAGATAATGCCCTGGCGTAATCTGCCACGGTCTTTTTCGGTTTACGCGCCCCTTCTTCCTCCAGCAGGCTTGCCAGAAGAGAATCAAGGTTCAACTGCCAGCGGGAAATACTGATCCGCAGTGCCGCCAGCGCATACACAAAGCAGTCGAGTGCCTCATTGCGGCGTTTTTTGCTGTCCCAGACTATTTTCTTCCGCCCGTCCACCCATTTCTCAACCTGTTCCTCGGCGGTCAGTTGCTGTGCCTCAGTCAGATCGTAAATATCTGGATTGTTGGGGAAGTGAACGGCCCCCGGCAACGGTTCATCACCTTCGGCTACCAGGGTGAAACGGTTGTAAATCTGCTCTTTTGCGGTATCAGTACCGACTTCAGTCAGATAGACACCGTTCTTGTTGCGCTTGCGCGGCATATTCGCGACGGGCTTACCGTAAACGGATGCCCCTTTTATCGGGATCACGCGGAACAGACCATGCTTTTTCGAGCGGTTGTAGACAATGGTGGGATCAATACCGCCAATATCCCAGCAGATACGGGATATCGACATTTCAACGCCATTCTGTCGGGGATATGTTTTGTTGAGCACCTCATCAACCCTGAGAAGCGTCGCCTCATCATCATGACGGCCCATTATGATCTGCCGGTCAATGAGCCAACTTTCTTCGCCAGGTCCCCATCCCCAGACGCGCATTTCGTATCGGTCAAGCTGGGAGTCGATCCCGGCGGTCAGATAGGCAACCCGATCAGGGACTGAGGCTTCAAAGTGTTCCTTACGCTCAGCCATCACATCCGCGTCAGGCCGTTCACCTATTTTCGGCTCCCACGTTTCACCCAGCGTTGTATTCACGAAGGTTTTGCGCTTTCCGGTATCCCCCTTCGTTTTGATCCAGTCCTTGACGATCTGTACCCAGGTAGTGAACGGGCTGTATGCCGTCCAGATGTGAAACGTCACGCTGTCCGGCGGGTCAATTTCTGCGCCTGTTGACGAAAACCAGGATAAACCGTCCCGCGTCCAGATCCCTGTGGTATCACAGATGTACCTGGCCTCAGTAAAGTCCAGTTCCTGCTGCTTAATCACGCAGGCGTTATGTTCGCAAAGGTAAAAAACACTGGCCGGTTCGCCGGGCGTCCACTTCAGCCCGAATGGCGTTTCTTTATCACCAAACTTGAGATATTGCTCCTCACCGCAGTGCGGGCAGGCAACGTGGAAACGCATGAAGTGTTCTGACTCTTTTGCCGCCCGCTCAATCTGGCATGTTCCTTTCTCTTTGGGCGTGGATCCGCGGATTGATTTGGGCCACACCGATCCCTCAATACGCTTATCACCGAGAAAGGTCGGAGATCCCTCTTTTTCAATATCGTCGTCGAACGCCGCGAGTTCATCGTATCCGGCAATATCCACCGATTTTTCACGGTAGTTTTTTGCCGCCTTTCCGCCCAGGCACCAGAAGCCGCGACCGTTAGAAAAACGCTTCATACTGAGCGTGTTGTCACGGTGCTTTTTGCCGTACCACGGTGCCAGTGAAAGCAGTGAAGGAATATCCCGGATAGTCGGCTCAACATGCGACTTCATGAAGTTTTCAGCGTCGCCGTCGGTAGGAAGCCAGATCAGGGAGTTTCGCTGTTTGTGCTCAATAAAATATGCATAAACCCCGAGCAACATTTTTGAATAGCCAACACGGGCAGATTTAACGACGTTCACCTCGCGGATATAGTCGTTTCCCATCGCATTCATGATCGCGCGCTGAAAAGGCAATGTTTCCCAGCGCCCTTCCTGATAAGCAGATTCTTTCGGGAGATAATAATGGGTGTCTGCCCACTCAACTGCCGTCTGCGGCTCTGGCCTGTACAGAGAATGAAGCCCCGCGCGCGCAGAGTGCTGCAGCCCCTTAACCTGACTGTTCGATATATTCACTCAGCAACCCCGGTATGATTTCATCCAGCGCAGCTGCTTTGTTCATGGCTTTGATGATGTCCTTTTTGAGGAAATCAATATGTCGGTTTTCCAGTTCCGGAAAACGCCGCTGAACCGACAGAGGGATCCCATCGAGAATACTGGCTATTTCACCGGCGATCCGTGACAGCACGAACGTGCAGAATGCAGTCTCCACCACCTCAGCGGTATCTTTGGCATTTTTTAGCTCCTGGGCGTCAGCCTGTGCTCGGGTAAGCCGGTGCCGCTCATATTCAATTGTGCCTGGCTGGAGGTCGGATTCCGAAGCAATGCGAAGATCCTCTACCTCTTTCCGTAATTTCTCATTCTCAATCTCAGCGTCGCGCGCGGAATACCACTCGATAGCGGCGGCTGAGTCATAGAGTACTTCGTTACCTTTTCCACCACCGCGTGCAACCGGCATCCCCTGATCCTGCCAGTTCTGGATCGTGCGCACACTGACACCGAAGATGTCAGAAAGCCGCTTTTTGTTGACCTCCATAGCTCACTCCGTGCGCAAAAACAGAGAACGGAAACGATCTCGGGTTTTTTACCCATTTTTCTGGCTTAACGTTTCCTTTCTTTTGATGGGGTGTTTTCTTTTAAAACAATGGATTAGCGAGAAGAAGAACGGAAACGGCAAAAACCCGAAAATTTTCATAAATAGCGAGAATCTGCGCGGACGCCGCCCCGTAACAGACCAGATCGCCAGAAAGGACCCACAAAAACAAAGCAAACAAAATGTGATGAAGTTCAAGCTGAATCACTTACTCAACTTCAAATGCCGAAATAAAAAAGCATCATCTCTTGAGAAAGATGATGCTTTTATTAGAACTGGCCGTCGATGACGATTAGATTAAATTAATTTTTATGTCATAGCTTTCCAGTCCAGTCATTTTTTCCCGAGCAGTAAACTGGATATCAGCAACTTCTTTACCTGTCTTTTTTTTGAGCTCAGTTATTTTTTTAGTAATGAAATCAGAAATATCCGCTTCAGTTTTTCTTTTTAACTCTTCGATTTTCATCATGCACCTCTTCTGGTCTGTATTGGCATCTATGCCCGGCAGATCCCATGATTCATGTGATAACTTGAACAACCATTGGTATCTATAAACGATAAGTTGGAAAGTTTCAATAATCAAGGGGTTAGTGCATATTGTTTATACTAATTTCGCTCAATAATCAAACAACCATTCACTACTTTAGCCACATTCATAAAGGTATGAACAGTAATCATTTAAAGAGTTTTGATGCTGCTTCAAGAATTTCTTCAGAAGTAACATCCCGGTCTGAGGCAACATAAACAATCTTATGATCTCCGGTTATAGACGGAAAACCTGCAGACATTACTTGTAGATGTGCTTTTTCCCCATTAGGGTACTCGCGCATTATTGTAGTAATACCCTTCATTACTGATACTACTACAGCGGATTCTGAATTAAAAAACACTATCACTTTTTTCATAATTCTCCCGTGTACACCCTGTCAATAAGAACCGCATAAAAAAGGCCCCATAAGGGGCCTGATTTTTATTTTCTGAAATCTAATGGAGACTGACCAGAACGAATGTACATTGCAATATTATCGAATGTAATCATTGTAGTTTTGCAAAAAATACATTTCGCGCCGAAAGGATTGCTATCTGTGACATCAAAAGATGATGTTCTGTACTGAGACCCATGGCAACAAGGGCATCTGAAGTGAATATTATTAGTAATAACAGTTTCCTTAAAGGGCTACGACATTAACTGCCGAGGGACCTTTAGGGCCCTGTTCAACACCAAACTCGACTTCCTGATTCTCATTCAGCGTCTTAAAATCGTTACTTTGGATAGCAGAAAAATGTACAAATACATCCTTACTACCATCTTTTGGAGTGATAAAACCAAACCCTTTTTCAGGATTGAACCATTTAACTAAACCAGTCATTTTGTTAGACATAATCATTACCTTTTTTGAGTAAGCCCTTGGGCAGAATGGTCCGAAAAAAATTATCAGAGAGAAAAAGCCGACAAGGAAATCTCAATAGGAACAAATAATAAAATTATTACAGTGACTGCTTCAGATAAATTTGTAACAAACCAGAGCCCCATTAACGCATGATTAACACTACATAGCAAGATATAGTTTTGTAAGGCAGTAACACTCTGCTACTGCACATGTTTTTATGTTAATTGACGAATTTTATTTTGATTCATCCCTCTGCAATACACTTTTAGTTTGCCTTAAGGATTCATATGTACGTTGACAAGTCACTCCTGCAATGTAGCGTTCGTCAGCGATTGCAGCATAACGTTTAGCTTCTGCTGCAATATCTCCGAGCATGTCGGCGAGCATTCCGGCGTCGGCTCTGGCTGTTTTGCTTCTGACGGCAGCGGCAAGATCTGCGGTGTGCTTTGCGGCGTCCAGGCGGGTGGCAAGTTTTGTTGCTTCGGTGCGCAGCTTGTTAACAGTGGCAGACAGGCCAGCAGCAGTGGCAGCAGCTTTGGCGGCTTGTGCTTGTGCATCTTTTACAGCCTCATCACGGGCAATTATGCGCCCTTGTTCAATCATGCGGGCGGCGGTCTGCGCGTTCACTGTCTGTGACGACTCAGCGCTGTCGCGTTCTGCCCACTTCTTTTCCCAACCCCGATCACTCCAGACATTTCCGGCAATGAATAAGGCGGCCACCAGCAACATCATCACCAGTGGTTTCCAGTATTTCTCCAGGATGCCCATCATGACAGGAACACATCACGCTCAGCCTTGCGGCGATTCGTGAGCCCCGGCATAACTTTTCCACCAGCTTTATTCCAGCGCAGAAACTCATCTGCAGCGCCTTTGATATCGCCAGCGTTCAATTTCTTCAACAGTGTGGATGTTGATAGCGCACTCGAGCCAACGTTGTAAGCGAACGATACCAGCGCATCAAACTGGCCTTGTGTCAGTTTCACTCTGACCAGTTTCAGCACATCGTTTTCATAACTCACCAGCCCCGTTTTCAGCAGCCGATCAGCAGTGGTCTGGTCGATAGTCATTCCAGGCTTTACTGGCTTGCCATCTACCGGGTAGGTCCAGCCGTAGCCAATCGTCCACGGTGCGCCGCCTGTTCCCGGATCTGGATAGGCGGACAGCCGGCAACCTTCGAATTTTTTTATCAGCGCAATGCCGTCAGGACTGGTTTGCATCGTCAACTCCCGCCTTTTTGGCTGCGAATTTTTTAATCAGGTTGCCGATCGAATCGGTGCCGATGTATCCAATAAAGACGCTGGCAATGTATGCGAGGTTGCTACTCAATCCGGAGAAGTCGAGCAGGTCACGAATAAACCAGGCGATCATCGCGCACATCAGCGCATCAATTAGCGTCTTCATCTTGGCGCCACCGTTATAGCGACCACGCAGGTACGCCATAATAAAAGCCAGCATTGCACCAATACCCTGCTCCTTAGCGGCAAGTAGTGCAGCGATGAAATCTTGTTTGTATGGCATTTTCATAGGCCTCACCTCCGATAGTTCGGATGGCGCTTTGTGGTTTGGAATAAATCAGGCTATCGGGCTCTTATGCAGAAGAGAGGGATTGAAGTGATACCCGAAATCTGAAATAAAAAAACCTCACCAAGGTGAGGTTTAGTGTTTCATTTGCAAAACTGAAAACTTTATACTTTAAAAATAATCTTGAACATTTTTACACCCCATCTTTTGGTGTGTAATTCCGCTGTTCTCTCTCAATCTCTTCTTCGATTTGCGATACTGTTTTACGAGAGCGCACTCCGATTCGAGCTTGTGCAGTAGGCTCTGCTGTAAAGTGTTTTTCAAAATCCAGTTTAACCCGATTTGCTTCAGCACACATACGGATATATCCGCGGAGCATATTTTCTTTAAATGTATACCACCCTCTACGTTTTCCATCAAAAGCAGGTACAACAACTTCCCCAAAATCTGTGGATTTAAAATTCCTTAATATTCTAGAAAAAGCGTCATCCCCCAAAAGCGGAATCTCTTCCTTTTTTCTCCATGACACTTGGTCTATCACACTGCAATAGGATGCTTTTACATCCCAAATAGTTCTTTGCAAGTCTCTTGAGTCCGCAACCGCCCATAAAATATAAGAATAATGGCGATCACGGGCTAATGTAGCTTTTTCGTACGGCCCTCTAAGCGATTGCGCTACTGACGTTACAGCTTCATTCAGACCATCTAGATACAGACTATTAGTAATGGTCTTTAAATCTCTCTCGTAGGCCAAAACAAGCATCTTTTCACAAATGAGATGCACATAATGGGGATAACCATCACTAATGCCGGCAATACGAATCCTTAAATCTTCAGGCACAACTAGACCAAACTCACTAAATGCCCTGTCTATAATTGCAAAGCAACCGGAATAATGTAGAGGATCAAGCTTAAGTTCATGTATTTGCCGTGAACTTGAAGCATGCCCCATAAGTAACTCATCATATGATTCTGCAATGCCAGTGAAGATAAATTTTACATTAGACCGCTTATCCCCTAGTTGCTTCAATAAGGTTCCAAATTTCTCCCTTTCTTTAGCATTTTCAATTCGATCAAACTCATCAATTATTATAAAAGGTTTATCTGAATGAATTTTTTGCAGATACTCCAGAGCAAATACAGCTGATGATGTATCAACTATTTTTATTTCTTGAGGAGCCGATGTCCCTTTCTTGTCAAATTTTATTCCTGTTCCGCCGACTCCGAGACTAACAGACACACTCCACTCACTTTTATACGCACCAGTAGCACCAGCTTCACGTAGCGCATCTGCTACTATGGATTCCATAGTCGTGCTTTCATCACAGCTTAAAAGAATAGGATCAGTCTGTTCTTGAAGATCAAAAGCAATGGAATGAGCAAGGGATGATTTACCTACACCTCTGTGACCAAAAATGAAACTATGTCTTCCCGGGGCATAGAGAGCCTGTTTCATAGCTTCGTACTGACGATCTCTACCAAACAAAAATTCAGAAGCATCAATTGGCTGCGATGGTCGAACGACCTGATACAACCGAGTATAGAAATCGTCATTACTCAAAGCTGAAAACGACATATTTTATCCCCCTAATTTTTTTAACTCATTATGAGTCATGAACAAGAGGGATGAAAGCATCTGCTGTTGATGAAAACTCAGTTTCCTAGGGACACCACGCAGAAGAGCCAAAAGATTGACATTCGACGATATGACAGGGGTACTGATGCAATGCACCTCGCGAATACCCCTGTCGTATCGCCGGAAAGCAAAAGCCCCGACTGGCGGGGCTCTCGTCATAATCAAATTGTCGCTTCTCATCGCTGCCATCGTGGCGCAGCTCTGCCAAGCATGAATGGATTATCTAACTTTCTGGGTAGAATTCAATGAACATAACTAAAAATAGCACTAAAAGACAAAAACGCTTTCTAATCATCCAGAAGCTTCCGGGCTGACAGATAAACCTTCGCTCTGAAAATCTGCAGACACCATTTAACACGCTCCCTCGCCTTTTCAGGGGTTAACCACGGCGCAATTATCCGCAACTCTCTTGTAATATCAGATATTTTTTTTCGCGTGGTGTAATACTGAAGACCGACGACATATACCGGATCATTGACATCAAGCGCCATCAACACGGATTGCTCTACAAAATCAATATCATCATTATGCAGAGCTTCATCGATTACGCTGGTGGCTGGCTGTGGCCACAGAATGGTATGAGCGCGATTCAGTGCCTGCTGCCCCTTCAATCCCTCACTGCGAGCCTGGTTCAGCGCAGCCGTAAAACGCTCCAGCGCTTTATCCGACCAACGTCCTCCCCTCAGTACATTCCAGCATTCATGTCCCCTGGGCATTCGTGGGGCAGTTCCCCCGCTTACACCTTCTCCCCATATCGTTAACAGTGATTTAATCCATGCCGACTGAATCCCCGTAAGGAGAGTACATTTCCCCAGCCAGCTTTTGCGTGGCGCTATCGCTGCCTTTTCAAGAGCTGCGCGGTGTGAACGTTTTTGACGTGGCGTCATGGTTTTTTCTCCTTTATGCCAGCACGCCAAGCGCGAACGCCCGGTCCAGCACATTTTTCAACATTTCAAGCTGAGAACCGTATTTACGTTCAAACTTGACCGGGTCGTTATGCAGTTCTGTGTGATGTTTGCGGCACAGCGGAAGTGTAAAACTGTCATGGGCTTTTGTTCCCATTCCTCCCTGCCCGTGCCCGATAAGATGATGGGGATCGTCTGATGGCATTCCGCAGCATTCGCACGGCTGGGTTTTCACCCACCGGAGATATTCAGGCTTTACCCAGCGAATACGCTTTGGCCGTTTCATTTGGGTTTGCGGAGATTCCGGATCAACGTTCAGCCTCACAACAGGATTTGTCGCCGGCATTACTGGAATAAAGTCACCCGGCATCAATTCCAGTCGTTTTTCCAGAATGCTGGTGGCAGGAACCGAGGGGACGATGTCGCTATCTTTATAAACTGACCGCAACGGTTCGTTCGGCAGTGCCAGAGCGCGGCTGGCAACCCCTTCCGGTATCGCAGCAGCGACGCCGGAATACACTGCCCACCAGCACAGTTCTGCAAGTGAAAGCTCTCTGTCTTTCCCACACCTTAGTGCCGCTAATACGTTATCAATGACCCACTCGATCAGGTTCTTGCATGCCAGTGCCGAAAGTTGCTCCGTCGTCTGCTCCCGCAACTGGTTATCACAATGCCAGCAGACACGTATTGCCCCTGGCTCATGTCGCATATTGACCAACTCTCTATGGTGATATTCTGAATGTATCCACTGACAATGACTCACCCGGCGGCGTAACCATTCCTCCAGCGCCGTAATTCCTCCAGCAGCGCGGATCACACGTTCATCAGTAAAAAAAGGCACCAGACTGCCATCTTCCGCCAGCGGCTGGCTGGCATCAGGGATTTTCCCAGACGGCCAGCGTGTCATATACTCTGGAGGCTTTTCTATCAGCACCCGACCATGATGAAACATACCGAGTAACTCACTGCCCGGTTTCAGCATTATCAGCCCCATTTCGCGAACAATTACGGGTTTGAGCAGTGCGCGCATTCAATAATCTCCCGGATGACTATTTGCCCCTTTTCTCCCCATACTTTTGTGACGCGCCCATCCCACACGCGGCTATCGTCATCAAATATCGCGTCGAGTAACGCCTTTTCGAGATTGTCCTTGTCTGGTTTCTCCTGGTGCGGTTTCCCGCACATTTCGGCGCGGCGCTTCTTGCTCCAACTGGCGGGCATGGGAAGTATGAATTTGACGTGATAACCTGACTCAGGTAGTGAGACATGGTTCAGCCTGACTTCATCGCAGAACGCACGATAGCGAAGCACTGGCGGACGCTTCTGCCACTTATCCCGCTGAGTCATTCTGGGTTCACCGAGTGGTGTAATGTCGTAGACGTGCACAATCACCCCCACATCCGCGAACGATACGTTTTTTTAGTGTGAGCCGGGCCGGAGTTTTCAGTCAGTAATGCACTGACAATCCAAAAACACGGATCAGAGTCGAGGCTTCTCTCTGTTTTAATGCCCTTTGCCCGGTAACGTGCCACCAGCTCGTCGGCCTGCTCAGTGGTCAGCCCGTAATGAGTGAACCAGCTCCGTTTCATGCCACCTCCCTAACAGGGGGCAACAGAAATACGCTGGCGCTGGGTAACGTCAGTGAGGATTGTATTTTGAAGTGGTTTTGCGCCATCGTTTTCTCCGTGGCGCAGCAGGTATAGGTTGTTCAGGCCTATGAAGGAAGTGTATCAGATTTCCGGGAAACGCGATAACCAGCTTTTTCCAGCATTTCAGTAAACAAGGTTGGCGTTCCTATAATTTCATCCTCCTGAAGCGGCATAAACGACACAACACCGCCGCGCCGGTACATCAGGGCGCGTTCGCATTCAGGAAATGAATGAAGTCTCGCAACAATAACTCCATCATGACATCTAATCACTGCATAGCCTTTTTTTGGTAATTCTTCTTTTTTTGTCACCTTTCGACCCCTCCAGATAAACAGGGTAATAACGCTTCTGACATTAATAGAACCAGTCGTCAGCGCTTTCCCATGTCTCCTGCAGGATGCTTTCGATGTTTTTTTTATCGTCTTTATTTCCACCGAAAACGCTCAGGCTGTCTAAACCAGTACGACGAATTACCAGACTGCAATTTTCGTACTGATTGTTAAGGCGCTTGAGTAACTCTTTCTCCAGTACTGACAGAGCTCCCTTTGGAAATTCTTTAGTGCGATCAATGGTTAATTCAACTTTCACAATAGCCTCCATTGCATATACTGTACTTTTATACAGTATACCTATGAGAGAAAATGATCAACGGTTTAAGAGCACAAATTGTTAATAACATGTCAGGAAGTAAAACTACAACCCTCCGTAGCGGGTTGTAATGCATGGTGTTTTTAGGCAGCAATTTCTTTCGTCTGGCAAAGCTCGGGTAATTTGGCGCGCACCAGTGCCTGATTTTTCAAGGTCATCTACAAGATAACTAGCAAGCAAAAAATAGAATAATGCTTGCTGAAAAATTGTTCTCAAACGATAATTACTTCATCAATTATCCAAGGAGTCCATTATGTCCATTGAAGACGAATCCCCACAATCGAAGGGTGGAAAAGCTCGTGCAGAAAAAATGACTGCAGATGAACGTAAAGAAGTTGCCCAGTTTGCGGCCAACAAGCGCTGGCAAAGGATCAAAACTAACCTTCCATCTACCCAGCTTGAAGGTGTTCTAAAAATCAATGATACTGAACTGGAGGTAGCTGTACTCAACAATGGGAAGCGAATAATATCTCAATCATCCGTTTTTAAAGCATTAGGGCGGCCAAGTCGAGGCGTGAGAGCCACGCTTGATGGTGAGATCATACTACCTGCGTTTATGGATGCCGCTAACCTTGTTCCATATATTAATCAAGATCTTATGGAGGTGATCAAACGAGAGCGATATTTAGACAATTCAGGATCTGAACTTGAGGGTTATGATGCTTCAATACTTCCTCTGGTATGCGATGTTTACTTAAAAGCCAGACAGGATGGTGCGCTTAAAGCAAACCAGATGGATACAGCTCAAAAAGCAGAAATCCTAGTCCGTTCACTTGCAAAAGTTGGTATTATCGCCCTAGTTGATGAGGCGACAGGCTATCAAGAAATTCGCCCCAAAGATGCTTTACAGGCCTATTTAGACAAAATAATCAGTAAGGAACTTTCTGCCTGGGCTAAAAAATTTCCTGATGAGTTTTACGAAAATATATACAAGCTGAAAAATTGGCCTTGGGCTGGTATGAGCAAGAATCGGTTTAGCGTAGTTGCCCATTACACCAGGGATCTTGTGTATGAGCGTCTCGGCGACTCTATTCTTCAGGAGCTTGAGAAAAAAACACCAAGGCAAATGAATGGCCAGCGAAAAAACAAAATGCATCAATGGCTTACTGATGATGTCGGCAACCCTATGCTATCCCAGCACTTGCATTCTTTAATTATGGTTCAGCGATTAGCCATTGCCAATGGGTATGGATGGAACAGGTTTATTAAAATGGTTGATCAAGTCATGCCACGCAAGGGCGGGACTTTTGAGCTTGAACTTAACGATACTTCACTTGATTAATTCTTCCAATATTAACGCCCAAACTGTCATACACATTGGGCGTTAATGTACCCCTTAATAATCTTAACATTTATTTGATTAAGCATGATTTCAGATCTGATTAAAGAATGTTTCTTCCATCTGCACAGAATATGTTCTTTGTCACCGGTATTTTCTCCTACCACATCTGGTTGATATGGTGTTGCAGGCGCTACAGGTGGTGATACAAGAGATCACCGGCGTTCTCAACCTGAGAAAAACCATCTATTCCCCAGCCATTCAAACTGTTTCCCAACCACTACCATTTCGACCTTATGTCGCCTTCCTGCTGACACACAATTCAGGTAATAAATAACCCGCACAAGGCGGGATCGTAAAAGTAACTTGAAATTATTTATAAGTAAAACTATACCTCATTAATTTCATATATTCTTCGTTTGTTTTTTTACATTCACCTTTGTCTTTTAACGCCTTTACGAAGCAGCTTGCTTCTGAATATCCGATACTTGTAGCATTAAGCAGCATAATCTTAATAGACTTCTCACAAAGCTCTTGTGCTTCATGGTTTGCCGGATTGAAACATGTAGATTCAGTCATTCGTTTAAAATCTATTACATCAGAGTTGCTGTCCGCAAAAACAGAACAAGTGACTACCAAAAGTAACGGACTCAAAAATTTCATTTATTCTCTTCCTTTTTATAAACAGGGTTATTCGCTTTTAGTAACTCAAAGCTGTTCCCTCGATAGTATCTGACTCATTACATAGAATACACGCGCAGGTGTTCTGGTTGCTCTCTCGCTACCTGCTCGGCGATAACCAGTATGTTCAGGCGCTAGCGGCGAGGTCGGCACTAACCTTGTCGCGTTATTCTTGCGGTAGCTTTGCAATGTTCCCAGTCGTCATACATCTCCTTTCTTCCTTCTGCGTGGGACGGAGTATGCAGTTTTGGCGAATGAGTTTTTCACAACAAACCCCGGCTGGACATAGCGTGCAAATATTTCCATATTCCCTTGGATTGCACTCCCAGGAATGGACTTTCTTTCGATATCGACCTTCCAACGTTTAAGCAGCACCTTAGCCTGTTTTTCTGTTAGTGGGATATTCCGTTCCTTTGCAACAGCTATTAGCTGCTTCACCGTTGGAAGCTTTAAATGGTCTGGGTTTGTCATTTCGAATTTGCAAGAACCAACTGTTGAGAGCCATGATTATATCATAGCCCTCTTACCATGTTTTAGTACTTGGCTAGCGTCAACTTAACTGCTGGATCTCATCGGTTTATCCTGCTGAGGCGCTTTCCTTCTTACCGATTCCAGCAGCGACTGTGCTGATTGGCTTGATACTTTCCAGGAGCAACCGGCGGCGCATGTTTGGCGCGCCCCAGCGGTAACCAGTCTTTTTGTCGTAGGATTCACAACGCCCGACAACCCAGGAATTTTCAGTGGAATGCAGCTTCAGCCGTTTTTTCCCGTCGCGCGTTATGACGATCCCTGTGTGCGTTTTGATAGTTTTCACGCTTACGCCCTCCCGCCTAACCGTTTCAAACCGTGATTCTGCTTGCTCACTTCGCGCGCCGCATCCCGCAATTTGTACAGGCGCTCAAGCTTAGCTTTAGTCCGGCGGATCTCGTTTGAAATGAAACGAACATTAGGGATAAGCAGATCATCCGGGCACGCTCCTAGTGATGCCGGTTCTGCCAGATCATCGGCATTGTATTTTTGCTCCGTTTTGGCAGTTAATTCCGGCGCGGAAATGTGAACGGCTTCCGGCGTTGTCAGTACACGGGACCATGTAACGCCCTTCCCTGAACCGTTTTTCACAACCAACCCGCGGTCAGCGTAAGAACGCAACACAGTTCCTAGCCCGCGGGGATTACGGTTCAAGAGGTCTGCAAGATCTGACGTGTTCATCGAACCTTTTTCGGTAAGCAGCTCGATAACCATTTGCGGAGTGACGGGGGCCGGTTCAGCTCCCCGGACAACTTCAGCGTTTTTGCGCAGTGGTGTTGTTTTTTTCGGGGTAACGGCTGGTGCCGTAATAACTTTCGGAACTGGTGCATCGTTGCTGGCAATATCCCAGTAGCCGTTGATGAAAGTCACAGCACCCAGATCTTCATGCTCACGTAGAACGGCTAGCGCTTCAGCTGGCTCAATTTTCATTCGTGCAGCGATCTCACGCGCGGTCGCTTTTCCCATCACTTTTAAAACATCAATAATTTGTTTGGTCATTGGTCAAAACTCGTTTTAGTTGATTAAACCTGCCGCTTTACGGCGTTTGTACTCGTCCATCAGTACCTGTGCAGGTGTTGGCCCTGCCGGATGATGTGGCGCAGCCAGTTGGCGGCGAATCGGCGGAACTGACATGCCGTTTTTGACGTGCTTCGTCCACTTAGTGAGTAATTTTTCAGCCAGTTTTTTTAATTCCCCCTCTGTCATCTGCCGTTCAACACCAGTTCTGCGCATTTCAATGCAAACGTGATACAGCACTGGTTGTGGCCACGGATATTTGTCACTTCCGGCATATCGATACGACTCATTTCGCCAGCGTCGGTATTCATCCATCACCTGGTCTGACGTGAGACCAAAAGGATTAGCTCCACTGTCAGAAACCAAAGATACGAATTCAGCCAGGTCAGGAGGCCAGGTGTTCCCGACGGCACAACGCTCCATGCACTGCTGACACACCAGACTGATTTGGGCATCAGTCATTGAACCTATCTGAGCGATCCACAGAGTCGATGGTTCTGCCCCATTCTTCTGCGTCCAGCGGTTCGAGAATATTTCCCCCATCACCTGCCATAGTCGCCACGCTGTTTCCGTCGCCATCAAGTCCGTTACGGCGCCGCCATTCTGCGTGGGCTGACTGAATTTGCTGAACAGCTCTGGATGCTGTCGGTTCTGGTCGTGTTCCCACATTGCTGTCACCTCCGGTTACCGGTTGTTTTTTCGTTCTCACCAGCACAACATGCCGGGCGAATTTTTGTTCCCACTGGATCTGGGTGAACACTTTCCCCTCCGATCCCCAGTACGCCGAGAATTCGGCTAGCTCAGTGTCAAGGTAATCAGGCTCTGGCAGCAGAATCCCCCACTGTGCAGCACGTTGCCGAAAATCTTCAGACGGCAACCAGGTGTCGCTCATGCTGAACTTGCCGATCGGTTCTGATACGCCATCCAGGTATCTGGGTGGGGTTGGGTCTTCCGGTTGGGTATGCCCACCGGAATTTTCATTCGCGCCCGCGTTAAGAGAGGGGTTTAAGATCTGTTTACTGCTTACTGATCTCTGGATACCTGATGCCAAAGCCTTTGCCTTATCCTTAGGCAAAGCGAAAGCCTTATCAAAAGCCATACCCATAGCCTCGGAAACCCCGTAACAGGCTGATTTCAGGGATTCGAACGCTTCTAGTTTCAGTGGGCAGTCAGGCAATAATTCGTATGATCTAGCCCATGATTTGATCACATTTACTGATGCTGGAGGGTTATGTTTGACAGCATTAGGCAACCAAAAAACTCTGGCTTTCAGGTCGGCTTTCACCATACCTAAGGCTATGGCTTCGCCTAAGGCTAAGTCGAAGGCTTCGACATTCCACCCTAGTTCTTCAGCCATCGCAGCCCTTCCCGCCTTGTACAACCCCGGGATGATCCCCGTAAACGGTCCCGTCAGCAGATAGATAAAAAGGCTCTGTCCACTCGGCAATAAAGCAGATAGCGCGCGGAATTTTGGATCATCCCACATGGTGATCTTTACCTTGCGGTAAGGCTCATTGTTTGCCTTACTCTTTGGCATAGCCTTAGGCAAAGGATTAGGCATAACTCACCTCGCGGATTATCGACGTAAAAATCATTGGTCAAAACTCGTTAAAAAAATTGCGGCGCTACGGCGCTGATACTCGCCAGTAGTGGTCCAGCCGCATCAACTGGCAACATGTTGAATAGTGCTATAGCTGCCTCGCGGATCTCTTTTTCAAGCTTGTGCAGCGGCGCGCCAAGCAGCTTGGCCTGATGAGCGTCACTGCATTCCTTAATCGCGCTCGCCACCAGCTCACATTCAGTTTTTCCCTGTCGTAATCCATGCTTTCTCGCGATCTCAATCGGCATCACAGCCGAAATTGCGTGAGAGAGCTGCATGACATAGCCCGTGTATTTGTTGGAGTTAGTCTCGTTTTTCAGATACCGGAACAGGTTCTGTTTGTTTACAGATATTCCGCGACCGCCCTCTCTCCCCCATTGCTCGGCCACCAGCTGCGCTATCTTTTCCTGGGCCTGCCCAGGCAAAGTGTTTTCCCACTCACGAACGGCTTCAAAAATGGCCCGGCAGCGAAATGAATCACGGCGCCGCGGCTCAATCTGATTTTGAGTTTTCAGCGGAGCTGTGATCCGTTGGTTATGATGTGAGTACGTTAAGGGGTGCATTTTTAAACCTCGCTTTCTGGCGGGAAAACGCTATCAAGAGTGCAAACGCAACCTAATTCATTGAGCTTCTCAACGATCAGTCGGCATTCTGGTAATCCAGGCTGGCGGGTGCCATTCTCATAATTTGAGATCCTTGACTGGCGCCATCCAAACAATTTGGCTAATTGCTCTTGAGTTAACCCAAGCGCCTGCCGTTCTTTGGCGATGTTATTCATCTTGTCATCTTGTCCTCACGTCTGGTGTTTAACGGAATTAAACACATCTCGTGTTAGAAAGTCAAGACGAAACGTTTTTTGAGCGATAACACGCAACGTGGTAAAAGTTACTTATGAACATAAACACTACAATCGCTGCTCGTTTGAAGCAGATGCGTGAACAAAAAAATATGTCGCAAGCAAAACTCGCTGAGTTATGCGGGTGGGCTCAATCGCGCATCGGAAACTATGAGGCTGGTCGTCGTAATATTGGCGTTGATGACGCTTTAACAATATCTAATGCTCTCGGGATCAACCCGGCTGAGTTGATGTTTGGCGATGACCATGCTGAGTCATGGCTCACCCCCAAGCATCGCAAATTAATTGCCCTTTTTGATCAGTTACCAGAGTCAGAGCAAGACCGAATGATCGATACATTTCAACTTCGCCTGAAGGAAATTGATGAGTATGTTGAAAAGTATTTGCGGGGAAGGTTCAAGCCTGCTGACGAATAACCTAATCCACCTTTTAAACACTTAAACCAGCCGCTCAGGCTGGTTTTTTTATGCCCTCCCTCTTCTACCGCCCACATTGTCATTAGCCTCTCGCAATAAAACACATGTCGTGTTGACAAATAAGCACGTTATGGGTTTAACTATAAACACAGTATGAAATGAGTCATCCAGGCAGGACGCCCACGAAGTAGCTGCCGGCGGCATACGAAACACCGGATGAGATGACAAACAGACATGCGCAGCAGGTTTCAAACGTTCCGCCAGCCGGGCGATAACGGCAAGCAGAGGGATAAATCATGAGTGAGGTTATTTTTAGCTTTGAAAGCTCCAGCGATGCAGCACGCGCTGGGATGTTGATGAATAAGGCGGATCCGTCACTGCGTTATGTACAGATGCGATCAACTGTCTGCGTAACCTGGCATGCAAACATCATTGCGGCAACGCAGGCAGTTATGGATGCAAACATTCCATGCACTTTTCAATACTGGAATGACATTAAAAACAGTCATCGCAGAGGGTGAAATGAAAATGATTGATTTCGCACGTCAGCCAGCACGCATCCAGGCCGTTCGCGGGAATGCATTTACCGCTCCACTGCGTTTCCTGTGGCGCATTCTGAAAGATGGTAATAGCGCAAAGGTAGCTAACAAATGAACACTCTGTACGCATTAGTGCTGACGCTCGCTATGACAAACGGTGATTACCAGGAAGCTGTTATTGGTGTTTTTGGAAGTGAAAGAGAGTGTCTGTCGGCAGCAAGTGAACAAAGTAGCGTCACAAACTGCTATCCAGTTGAAGCGATTATTCCGGCTGACGACCAACAGCCTGCCACTTTTTTTAACGAGTTTTGACCAATGGCTGTTGCCAGCCTGATGCCCAGTGCACGGGGCATCGTGATGGTAATACTGCCATCGTAACCAAACAGGAGACGAAGACCTGTTCTGGTTAAGTTGAGAATCTACTTTGCCCGTCCCGTGGCGGGCCTTTTTCTGGAGGCTTTTATGTCAGCAAACGAACTGGCATTGAGATTCAGTACCGCACCTGCAGAGCAACTGATTGGTATTTTACCTGTCCTCGAAGTCAAAGAAGCCCTGCGTGATGAAGTGGAAGATGACGTTCTGGGGGAAGTCTGGACGGAACACAACTTTGAAATGGAAGCGATTGGCGAACAGCTCGATGAGACAGTTCAACTGGCCAGAAAATTCGAACTGACTGCCGAAACATTCGCAACGGCAATCAAACTGGCACTGACGTTGCCACACAGCGAGGCAATCCCTGTTTTACAGAATGCTCTCAGGGATAATCCCGGTTACGGTCGCGAACCGACTAAGGATGCGTAATGGAATTTGGAATGAAGCGTGTTGTGGCATCTGTCCAGACCGTGGCAATCCTGAACAGGATGTACTGCGGGAAAGCCGTGTCTGTTGCCTCCATCAGTAAAGAAACAAAGCTGTCTGTATCCTACCTGGAACAGATTTTTTCAAGGCTTCGCCGCAGCGACATTGTTACCAGCCAACGCGGTGCTGGTGGTGGATACCATCTCAAAAAAATGAACCCCAGCGTTGCTGATGTCGTTCGCGCCGTTACACACACGCCGGATTCGTTCGAACCTGTGCTGAATGCTCTGGAGTGGGTCCCCATCGCGCAGCTGTCGCAAGGGAAATCCCCGGCCCCATAAAGCACAAAACCCGCGCAAGGCGGGTTAAGTACCCGGTCAGCCGACCAAAGCTTTCCGGAACGAGTTTTGACCAATGACCACTACCACAGGCGGCAATCATCAGCTGCCGGGTATCTTACAACCTTAAGGAGCCCGAACGCAATGAACACATATGCGTATATCATCAAAGCCAAAGCCAAAGCGACTGACTCAAAAAGCCTCTTTTGTTGGTTCTCTGCAAAATCAGACTCGCGCGCTGAACGCGAAATTCTCAACCTTCTGGAAGATTCCGGGATCGAAGTTGGACGTGGTGCTGACCACCAGTTGCCAATACGCACTAACTGGTTTGTTGTCGACGATCTGCCTGAAGAAGGTACGCTGGATGACACATGGTGTGATCGTTACGAGCTTGGCGAGGATGGTTTAACCTGGAAAAAAATAGTGGTAGCCGAAGCACCAGCAGAGCCAGCAGAGCCAGAATCTACCGTACTGACAGCGGGCGAACAACCAGCCAATGATGCGGTCCCCGAGGTTAATGAAAGTATTCAACACGAGCAGGATTTTACTGAAGGGAAAGACTCTCACCCAGAATACCCAAAGTTAACGGCTGTACCGACCATGTCATTCCGACATCGCGTACTGGCGCAGCACATTGGCGGCGGTGAGTATATGTATCACGTCGACGAAGAGCAGAAAAAAGAAATTATCGCCCTGGAACTGGATCAGGATAATTCATATATCCAGAACCTTCTGCTCGCGGCAGAGAATGTTGAATCATTCAAGAAAGCCAATGAAGTTGATATCTGGAAGGCAGTGATTTCGGTAAAAACAGTATTCCCTGTCGACAGAAAAACGCCAGAACTGGCAAGCGTTATTCAGTTCCTTAATGCCTGGTTTAATACAGAACATATTGACCGCGGGCTTCTAACGAAGGAGTGGGCTAACGGTAATCGCCTGTCCTGCATTCAGAGAACTTCCGGTGGCGCTAACGCAGGAGGTGGAATTAAGACTGACCGAAACCCTGACTACATTCACACCCTGGAAACGCTGGATTACGAAATTGCCGCGGCCACATTGCCGATGGATTTTGATATTTACAATATACCGCTATCCATCCATCGACGTGCTAAAGAAATCATCACTAAAAAAGAGAGCCCATGGAAAGAATGGTCCTCTGCTCTTCGCGCCACTCCAGGTATTCTTGACTATTCAAGGGCTGCAATCTTTGCACTCATTCGCGGTGCTGGCGAAAAAGTTCATAACTTCCCGGATAGTTTGCGCCGATACATTAGCGCGAACCTGGCAGAAAGCAATCACGAAAAACCGACTGCTGATACTCTTGCGGCTTCCCGTCAGATTAATTCTGCGTCGGCAACCCTTGACGCGGTTCACGATGCCATCAACGGTAAAAATGAAACCACGATCCCTGATGGGGTGGGCGAAGAATATGCCTTTGTTGGTAATAAACTCGTCACTGAAGCCCGGTCCCGCGCTGTGCAACCGAACATCGAAAACCACGGCAATGGTGTCTTTTCCATAGACAGCCTGGTTAACACGCCACCAGCGCAACCACTATCTGCTGTCGACCAGGTTCGCCAGCACTCAGCTGAAGAAAAAATAAAATCAGATAACAATGAGGAAGCCACCAGTGATGTGCAGATGGAAGAGGTTATCAACAATGAAGCCCAAACTGGTAATGAAGTGTCTCAGGGCGAAACAACAACTATGCCAGATGAAAGCGCTGATGCTTCTGGTGAGCAAACAGATGCAATAAATAATGAATCCGTTCATCAAATTGCTGAACAAAAGCCTGACAAACTTTATTCCCACTTAATGGTTGATATGGAAACTATGGGCTGCGTTCCTGATGCCGCAATAGTCTCTATCGGTGGCGTATTTTTCGATCCTTCTTCTGGCAACACTGGTGCCGAGTTTTACCAGGTCGTCAGACTTGAATCATCTATGTCGTTTGGCATGAAACCCGATGCGTCGACAATCGAGTGGTGGTTAAAACAATCACCGGAAGCTCGTTCTGCAATTCTTGTTGATGATGCAATGGGGCTGCTTGAAACCCTCGAACTTCTGGCCGACTTCATAGCTGAAAACGCTGCTAACGGTTGCCGCACAGTTCAGTTATGGGGTAATGGATGCTCTTTTGATAATGTCATTCTTCGCCGTGCATTTGCATTAACAGATACCCCCTTCCCTGTTCCGTACTGGAATGACAGGGATGTAAGGACCATGGTCGAATTGGGTAAATCTGTGGGTATCAATCCACGCTTTGACATCCCGTTTGAAGGTGACATGCACAACGCGCTTTCTGATGCCCGACATCAGGTCAAATACGTGTCAGCAATCTGGCAGCGTCTGACTGCAAACTGATTTTTGATATTCAGAATAACGACCACCAGCCGGTTAAATTTTACCGGCTGGCTATCTGAGGTGATAGCCATGTATGAACTCACACTGTCACCAGTGGAAATTGCAGAAATAACGGGTTACAGACGATATACAGAACAACAGCGCCAGCTGCGTTGCCATGGGATCCCATTTACTACAGACGGGAAGAACAGGCCGATTGTTCTGCGTCGGAATCTGGCACCAAATACGACTGAATTACCAAAGGTTGACGAGTATGTTGCAACTGAACCCGACTTCGACGCCATTTATGGGAAGACCACGCAAGAATCCAAAGGACGCGCATCTGCCTCCGCGGGTTACCAAAAATAAGTACAGCTACGTCTGGAAGCCGAAAGGAACGAAACTCAGCATAACGCTGGGGAAAATAAGGGATACCAGCATTTCCAAACTCTGGCAACGCTATGAGGAAGAAAAAGCAAAACGTCATGACGTAATGACATTCGCAAAACTCTGGGGGATTTTTCTCGACAGTCCGTCTTTTACGGATCTGGCACAACGTACCCAGTCAGATTACAGGCAACACCAGAAAAAGTTGCTGGCAGTTTTCGGAAAAATGAAAGCTGATGCGATAAAAATCGAGCAGGTCAGGATCTATATGGATCAACGCGGTATGTCCAGTAAGAACCAGGCTAACCAGGAAGTGTCCAGTATGTCCCGCGTTTTTGGATGGGGATTTGAACGTGGTTACGTGAAGGGTAATCCATGCCGAGGAATTCGTAAGTTTACCCTTGTTGATCGTGACGTTTACATCCCTGACGAGGACTATTTAGCCATTTATGAAAACGCCCGAGTGGAAGTCCAGGTGGCAATGGAAATCTCTTATCTTTGCGCAGCGCGCGAGGGGGATGTATTTGATTTAAAAATACGTGATCTACGCGCAGACGGTATTTTTATTGAACAGAACAAAACAGGAAAGAAACAGATCAAGAAGTGGACTCCGCGCTTACAGGCGGCAGTTGCTTTGGCAAGCAGGAGCCTTGCAAATAAATCATCGGAAGGTTACGTGATTCCGTCCCCCAGCGGCGGAAAAATGAATAAAAAAACATTCAACACCTGGTGGAATAACGCCAAAAAAGCAGCAGCGATAAAACTTGGAAGGAACATACCGGGAACATTTCACGATATCAAAGCCAAAGCAATTTCTGATTACGAGGGAAGCAGTAAGGAGAAGCAATTGTTCAGTGGGCACATGACCGAAAGCCAGGTTGTGACCTATGACAGAAGGGTTAAAATTTCACCAACACTGGACATCCCGATGATGAAAAAAGATGACTGATTTCATTGGCTGTATGGGGAAATATACCAAGTGAATATACCAACACTATACCAACAGCCAAAAAAACAAAGGGGTTACCTTTCGGTAACCCCTTTTTTTAATCTGGCGGAAGCGCAGAGATTCGAACTCTGGAACCCTTTCGGGTCGCCGGTTTTCAAGACCGGTGCCTTCAACCGCTCGGCCACACTTCCGGAATGAGGCGCACTATAAACATCCCGATGCGCCGTGTAAAGCCCGAATGTGTTCGTTTGCCTGAAAAACAGTCAAAATGTTGTTAATAGCCTGAAATAACAACAGATTGACCATTTATTCAGCACAATACTCATGCTTTATCAGCTATTCACTGTTACCCACGATGAAACCTGATTTAGATCAAATGAGTAAAGATGGGTAAAAGCGCTGTGTCGTCGTCTGTGTTTTCATTATCCTCCATCATTAATTACATCTGTCATAAGAGAGTGACTCATGGATCGTATTGTTAGTTCATCACATGACCGTACATCGCTACTTAGCACGCACAAAGTACTGCGTAATACCTATTTTCTGCTGAGCCTGACGCTGGCATTTTCGGCGATCACCGCCACCGCCAGCACCGTGCTGATGCTGCCTTCTCCGGGTCTGATTCTGACGCTGGTGGGGATGTACGGGCTGATGTTCCTGACCTATAAAACGGCGAACAAGCCAAGCGGTATTATTTCCGCGTTTGCCTTCACTGGTTTCCTCGGTTATATCCTTGGGCCGATTCTGAACGCTTACCTGTCCGCTGGAATGGGCGACGTGATCGGGATGGCGCTGGGCGGCACCGCGCTGGTGTTTTTCTGCTGCTCCGCCTACGTGCTGACCACCCGCAAAGACATGTCCTTCCTCGGCGGCATGCTGATGGCCGGTATTGTGGTGGTACTGATTGGTATGGTTGCTAACATCTTCCTGCAACTGCCAGCGCTGCACCTGGCGATCAGCGCGGTGTTTATCCTGATTTCTTCAGGCGCAATCCTGTTTGAAACCAGCAACATCATCCGTGGCGGTGAAACCAACTACATCCGCGCAACGGTTAGCCTCTACGTTTCGCTGTACAACATCTTTGTCAGCCTGCTCAGCATTTTGGGCTTCGCCAGCCGCGATTAACGGCAATCCGGCATGACACCCGGCCCCGCTTATGCGGGGCTGAGACTACTGACAAAGAAGGAAAAAACGTGGTTTTTCCATCTTTGTGGTTATCAGCCGAAAATCCATGAATTGATTTTCCAGGTTTTTAATGAGGTGATCTCTGCTTGTCCGGTATTGTGATGAGCCCTGTCATCCCTCTGGACTGCACCCCAAAAGTTGGACACTCAACTGAGTAAGGTGCAGTTTTTTATGGCAAAGCCAAAATATTCCCCTGAAACAAAACTGGCTGTGGTTAATCATTATTTGTCCGGAAAAGACGGAGAAGAGCGTACAGCCGACCGTTTTGGTGTTGAAAGAACTTCCGTCCGTCGCTGGGTCAGGGCGTGGCAACTCCACGGTATGGAAGGGCTGTCAGGGAAAAATAAACATCATTCAGCTGAATTTAAACTCGTCGTCGTCCGGGCGGTTATCCGTGACCACCTGACGATGCGTGAAGCAGCTGCCCGGTTTAATCTCTCTGCAGAAACGCTTGTCCGACACTGGGTCTGCGTGTACAACGATGCCGGAGCGGAAGGACTGCTAAACATTCAACGCGGACGGCCTGGAAAAATGACAAAACAAAAAATCCCCCCATCCCCTACAGATAAAGAACTGGAAAAACTCTCCCCCGAAGAACTCCGGGCTGAACTCCGTTACCTGCGGGCAGAGAATGCCTATCTAAAAAAGTTGAAGGCCTTGGTTCAGAGCGAAAAAAACGGCAGCAAGCCCTGATAATCAGTGAACTGAGGCATAAGCACGCTCTGCGAGACCTCCTGCGCGCGGCAGGCATGTCCCGCAGTACATGGTATTACAATATGAATGCCCTGAAGCAGGTGGACAGGCATGCCGGGCTGAAAGATAAAATCCGTGAGATATACGCCTGGCACAAAGGCCGTTATGGCTACCGCAGGATCACGCTTTCGCTGAGAAAGCAGGGTCTGCTGGTGAACCATAAAACCGTGCAGCGGCTGATGACAGAGCTGTCGCTCCGGTCTCTGATAAGGGCGAAGAAATACCGCTCATGGAAGGGGGAAACAGGCAAGGCAGCCCCCAATATCCTGAGCAGGAACTTCAGTGCATCAAAAGCCAATGAAAAATGGGTTACGGATGTTACAGAGTTCTCGCTGCAGGGTAAAAAGCTGTACCTGTCGCCGGTACTCGATCTTTTTAACCGGGAAATAATCTCCTACAGCCTGTCGGAAAGGCCGGTGATGGAGATGGTTAATACCATGCTGCGGGATGCGTTCTTAAAGCTCGGACCAGACGACGCCCCCTTGCTGCACACAGATCAGGGCTGGCAATATCGGATGGCAGGCTATCAGGCAAAGTTAAAGGCGCAGGGCATGACGCAAAGTATGTCCCGAAAAGGAAACTGTCTGGATAATGCCGTGATGGAAAACTTCTTCGGGACGCTGAAATCGGAGTGTTTTTACCTGAGTCAGTTCAGCAATATCAGCGAACTGAGGAAGGCGATAGAGGATTATATCCGTTACTACAACAACGAGCGGATAAGCCTGAAACTAAAAGGCCTGAGTCCGGTAGAGTACCGGGCCCAGGCTCTGAAGGCCGCTTAATATAAACTGTCCAGATTTATGGGGTCAGTCCA